TACCTGCATTGACTATCTGTGTCGAGAATCCGATAGTAGCACCAACAGAAACCGTAGGAGCAATAGATTGTACTCTAATATCAGTAAAGATACCAACAAATCCATCATCGAGTAAAGTTGTTGAATAATCTACTATACTAATTTGATGAGATGCAGTTAATCCAATAATACTAGTGGACAATCCAGAAACCTGCACAAAGTCACTTTGCTTTAACTGATGGAATGGTTTTCTATGAGCAATAACTCTATCTCCTCCACCCCATGAAAATATTATATCCTCAAACTTATTAAAGATTGTACTAATTTTACTTACAGGTTGACCGTTAATTTGATTAACAATAGCATACGCATTTGTACCTCCAGTATCTGCGTTATCAAATGTTAACGGTGTACCTACGGTATATCCTACGCCTGGTTGGACAATTTTGATATTGTCTATTGATCCAGATAGTATTCTGTCAGGGAAAGCAACATTATTAATTGATTTGTATGGTTGAACCACATAATCATATGATACACCACTACCAAACATATTGTATGGATTTGTATTTCTAACTAATTCTGAGTTTTCAAAATCAAAGTTACTTTGTTTTATCTTACTACCTACTTGTATGTTCTCTGCTATTGGGAATCCTCTGTAAGTCTGACCAATGTAGTATGGAAACTCAGGTTGGACTAAGTTATCTACAGTTGCAAAGTATGCATATATTCCTTGAGTAAACTCAGGTGTCTTGCAGAATCTACCATTGTGTTCATCTAAATCACCACTAGCATCATAGTAATAATCTTCTGTAAAGTATCCTGGCTCAAATACAGTTGTGCTAGGTCTATTCTTAACTCTAGATGCATCTAACTTATAAGAAGTGAGCATTCTTCTAGAACCAGATTGATTATTATCTCTATCTGAAAATCCATAAGGACCGTAAATTGGGTTTCCGTCGTATGCCCATCCTATGATTGGAGAATGTCCTGCACCATCATCACCAAATACAGTTCTAACTGTCTCACCATATCCAACACTTTCTATTGCCAATCCACCCTCGACAGCACCCAGATAGTCTCCATTAACTGTCTTACTTGTCTTAAATTTATTACCTGTTAACTTTCTAATGTTACTAGCAAATGTCGCAGCATTGCCTGGTGGGAGAACTGTGACTGATGTTGTTGATAATGCATATCCAACACCTGCTGCTAGAACTTTAACTTTATCAATTGATCCACCATTCATTATAGCACGAAGTCTAGCACCATTTGCAGTTCCTACTCCAATAACTTCTAGATCAGGAGGACCGTCATAGTTTTGACCTGCTGCTTGGACGAAAGCATCTGTTATTCTACCATTAACAATGGTTAATCCAATTTGACCTAACTCACCATAATTTGTAGTTACAATAGGTGTTTTCTCAAAGTTTATTATATTAGATCCATAATCACGACCCTCATCATAAAGGATAGTGTCAACAACTTTACCACGAACAATAGGGAATGCTTCTATAGTTCTATTAGCATCATCACTGGTAACAACATTGACATCAACAGTTACCGCAGGATAAAAGAAGTTTTGATATCCAGTACCAGTAGAGTCAAATCTAGTATATAACTTATTAAGATAATTTGTTTGATCGGGTAGTCTTGTAGTTGCTAAACCAGAATTACATAATCTAAAACTATGGTCGTCAATTGTTAATACTTGATACTGTGCGGTTGTTGATAAACCAGTAATTCCAACTCCGTCTGTGCTGTAATGAACAACTTCGCCATCTTTAAATCCATGATTAGGAAATTCTATAAAATCTCTAACAGTGCTGATTCCACCAATACTTCCTGCAGGATCTACTGATATTTTTCTATTTGTGTAACCTGATCCACTATCAATTATAGCAATTCTAGATATTCTTCTTTTAGTCTCATAATCGTCAAATTGATGAATACCAATGTTAGAATCACCTGCAGTAGAACCAAAACTTATTGTATTGACACCTGATACCGCATCTGTCTTATTTCTGTAAATTTGGAATATATTTGTTGCTGCAACACCAACATAGTAAGATTGACCTTGTACAAGACCAGTATCAACACCAACAGCAGTGCTAGTAGAGAGTGCTATTGGATTGTTGTTATTTGCATTGTATATTACTCTATCACCTGTTTTATAGAAATGTTCTTTATCTAAAATGAATCTATCAGATGAAACATCAATATCACCACCTATTGCAAACTTTTTAGCATTAAAAGTAAGTGATCTGTATGCTAGTTCTGTTATTGCTTCTGCTCTTGCTCCAGATCCATTTCCACCATGAATATCTACAGATACTACATTTTTAATCTCATATTCAACAGGATCTACTAAAATACCAGTAACAGTACCTGCAACTGATACTCTACCATAAGCAGTGTTGATACCAGTCGTACTAGTCTCAAAACCGACTGAAGGTGGGAATGAAACATCATATCCGTCACCTGCATTGACTATATCGAAAGATCTTACAGGTCCAAAGAATATATTCTTGTCAGATTTGTAATTTGTGATTTCAACACCATTAATCAACATTCCTGTTGTTCCAGTCTGTGTTGGTTCAGATGTTGTCTTTGGTTTTGTACCATCAGTTAGATTTTGATCTAAAATAAACCTTTTAAGTGATCCAGAAGGAAAAATAGACTTTCTTGCTTGTTCTACACGAACAAAGTCATGAATTCCTGTAGGAAGTTCTGTAGGAACAAATCCAACCGATATTCCAGACGGAATAAACGATCTTGACTGATATAACTTGATTTTATTGGTTTGTGCTAATACTTCTACAAAAAATGATGCTCTAGTCAGTCCACCAATCGGTACAGTGTTACCTCGTGGCACATATGAAATTTCTTCCCCAGTTTTAAAGGGTACACTGCTAGAAAATGATAAAATTGTGTATCTATTGGTTAAAACATCGTATCCTTCAAAATCAGCATTTCCTATCTTAGGATCTGTTAATGTTGCAGTTATTTTCTCAGTTGTTATCTCATATGAAGGAATAGAGTTAGATGCTACATAACCTTCCTTTAAATTAGTCGGAGAATACTTAGCATCAAGAATATAAGTGTTAGTTACATCAGCAAGTATCTGATTTTGTCCACCAATGACCTCAACCGTTGAACTACTTGCTTTTTCTTGAACTCTTCTTATATCATAGTCAATACCAGACCCTGCTGTAAAGGTTCCTGAGAGCGTTACCTGATTTAGTGCAGTATTTACGAAGTTTACATTTAAACCTGTTTGAACGACCGTCTGGGTGTTTCTGATAACGATTTCTACGGTATCATTCTTCTTTAAACTTGCTTTATCAATCCTTCCCTTCAAAGTAAAGGTAGTTCCGAAGAATTGTTCTATTTCATACCTTGCACTAGTGTTATAAATCCAAGAATTGAAAAATACTTGTGAATATGTTTGATCTGTTGGTGGATTCTTGACATATCTTCCTAAGTTCTTAACTTGAATGCGAGATTGCTCAGTTAGTCCATATAAGTTCTGTAAAGACTCAAAACCACTAATTACACCAGTCAATCTCATGTTGACTCGCTTACTTAAGTCGTTATTTTCAAATCCATAGACTAAAGTAGGTGCATATAACTCAGTTGCTGATGGAATCTCTTTTAATGCGGTTGTAACACCAATAAACTGGTTTACAGTCTTTTCTGTATAGTCTAATGTCTGATAGAACGAGTCATCAGCTACTCCTACTTGGAAAGTACCTGTTTTTCCAAATCCTATGGTAGAATCAACAGTAATTACAGTTGCACCTATTCCAATAGTACCAACTGCCTGTGTTTTGCCTGGTATTACAAAATTACCTTCAATCAAGTCTCTATCATCAAAACCAATAAAGACAGATATGCGATAATAGTCATCTCTTATCTGTACAACATCTGAAATAGGTCCTGATGCAGCATTTACTAAATCATTGCCTATTTCGTTGTCTTGGTATAGTGTTTGACCGATTAAATTAAGAGGATCACCCGATATTACTCTAACAGCAAAGGATTGTCTTCTCAAATAGTTGGCATATGATGGTTTTATTAGATATTGTTCAAGATCGTTAATTTTTGGTTCTAAACCAAACAATGCTTTGAATAAAATCTTAAATGACTCATCAGTACCCTTAGATTCATATAAACTTCTTGCTTCCTTGATAAAATTATTAACATCAAGTGTAGGACTTAGTGTAACACCCTCCAAACCAGGTGTATATTGTGCTTTTAACTTAGTATAGAACTCTTGTAGAAATAATGCACTTAAATTTTGTATATTTGCACCAGAATCGTGTTCAGCAGGTGTAGTTGATGTATATGTTAGATTGTATGGGTCATTAACAGTGCGGTATGTTGTAATACCACTAAACCCTCTTGTACACCCTGTAAATGTATTGGTAGTTACTCCTGTGTATGTTATTATCTCATCGTCAATCTTTAAAAGACCATATTCCTGTGGAAATCCTTTGGTATTAGGGGAAACTGTTATGGTATCAGTTGTAGAGTCAATACCAGATGCAACAGTAGCTACTCCTGCTATAACTTCTTTTGTTAAGTTATCAATTTTAATATATTTGTCAATATTCTCCCCAATATCAAGAGAACCACCTTGATGCTCCTGTGATATGTAATATTGCTTTAGAAATTCTTCTAATAGTGGGTTTTCTGCCTTTGCAAACTCTGGAGTTTGATCTCCGACAACTTGATAGGTCTTAACCCTTGAAGATAGTGGACTGTAAGTTTCTATCATTCTTTTTATGACCTAATTATAGTACCATTTGAGTAACTAGAGGTTGTTCTATATCCAATTCCAGATATTTGTTGTCCAGAAGATATCGTGTCTCTGACCATATTTATCTTGGTGTTTGCCATGTCTAATTGGAGGTATAAATCCTTTAATCCTATAATATCATTGGATTCTGGAAATGCTTGAATCTCTATTAGACCACTTCCACGAGTTGTGCTAGTAATATTCAATGTATTGATGATGATTTCACCTTTTACATAATCTACCGTTCCTGCAGATGGAAGAACAACAGCAGATGAGTCTGATTCAACCTCTGCTAATTGAATAACTGCTAATTGACCTGTTTTTAGGTCTGGATTTGGAATATCAGTAAAGTATAGAAGGTCAGATCGACCAGAAATTGTAAATCCTGTACTTTTGATGTTTCTACCATCTTTGTTTACATGAAATTCATTACCAAAGCATAATTCATACTGAGCAAACGAATTAAATACAGGTTTTAAGTCTCTACGCATTACAACTTTAGTAATATTTGATGTAATTGCCTTATTTGTATCGTCAATGACTGCTACAGAGTCAGAATACTTAAATCTTCCTCCAAATCTGTTCAAATTAGTAGATCTTCCGTAATTTGTCAACGATTGAGTTACTTGTGCCTTCAAAGTATCAGTTTCATCGTAAACATTTGTGTTATAATAGACTGCACTATCAAGTTCAATGTATAGGATCTTAAGATCGACTATTCTTTGGTTAATTCCTGCTATTGCGTAACTCTTTAACTGATCTAGAATTCTTGTTTTGGTAAAATCGGATAAAAATGTTGCATTTCTTGGTTTTATGCTTAGTACAACAGTTCCAAACTCAGGTGGATCTAATTCTTCACCGCCAACCACTGAAACAGACTCTGCATCAGGGAAAACACTCTGTATTATTGCCTCGTAATCCTTTGTAGTGACTGCTCGGTACTGTGATGAGTATACTCTAGGTGCAATATACTTAATAGAGTCTATATCTTCTATATCACCACCACCTTTTGCGTTTTGTACGGTGTTTATAACTGGTGTTGCACTTGCAGCGAGTGGATTACCCGCATCATCTACCGCATCTGCACTATATGAGAAGAATTTACCATCATTTCCTGCTTTTCCATCAGTAATAATGTAACTTATTTCGATAATATCACCATCTCCTAGTTTTGTACCAAAAAATCCATCACCAAATAGCAATTCATACTTCTCATCCTTGATTTCTTGTATCAAATAGATGTTAGATGTTGAATCTAGTGCTGTAATATTGTCAATTCTTGAATATTCTAGTCCTGCAGTAGCTCCACCCTTCCTCACAAACACTCTAATGGACTCTGTATCAATAAATGAGTTCTCTAATATAAATCTTTGGTCTAAACTACCGTTTACTACAAAATTTTTCTTTAAAAGAGTCCCTTGATAGACTATGAGGTTCTCAAATTTAGCAGTTCTTGGTGGATTTACTAAAATATTGCTTCCTTGATCAACAGGAGATGCTGCAATTACATCTTCTGGGATAGAAAATGTAAAAGAAGTGTTATTTGATGCTCCAACACAGACTAATCCTTTGTTTAATTTTACTGTATTACTATTTCCGTTAAATTTAAAGTCAAAATTGATGACTGCTTGAGCAGATTTACGAGATCTTGGTACATATCCTATATTTCTTGCCAAAGAAACGACATTTTCTCTTAAAGTAGCTGAATCCAAGAAGGATTCATTGACTACCATGTTACTATTGAATGCTGAAATGTAAGTATTGTATGCCAAAATGTCAATTAAGATCGACATGTTCGATCCTTCAAAGTCAAAATCAGTAAAATTACTGTTTGATCTCAAATATTGACGAATCTGATCCTTAATTTGATCAAAATCTAGATTTGTAAACTTACTTACTGGCATTTTGTTACCTAGTTGCCTCTAAAATGAACGCAAATCCCTGTATACCTCTTGGTTGTCCTATAATTTGGTACTTAATTTCCATCTCATACTCATTTAAGTCAGGATTAGGTTTCGCTGTTACAGAAACATTTGCTACTCTTGGTTCAAATGTTGCTATAAGTGTCCTAACTTCGTCTGCTATGACTCCTCCAGTTGCAATATCACAAAAACCAAAGAGAAGATCTGATACTTCTGACCCAACATCACTGTAAAATCTTTCTTTTATCCTAGTTTGAACAAGATTTCTCACAGAACGCATGATTGCTCTCTCGTTTTTAAGTACTCCTAAGTCTCCTGTTACAGGATTTGGTACAAAATCGAGTGTAATATCTTTATAAGAGTGGGATCTTTTGACTGCCATCAAAATTGGCACAGGGTTCGTGAGTTATTTATACCCTATTTTTTAATTTTTTTTAACTACACTCAGAAGTATGCTCTATTTCGTAGTATTCATCCTCATAATGTAGTCCATCATTGCCATTTTGACCTATGACATCCATTCTTTTCTCGTCCCATTCGGCATCTTTTAGTATTTCTTCATATAAAGAGTCATCTCTTAGTAGTCTCTCATCTATATGATTCCGTATTTTCTTAAGGCAATCCTTCATAGGGATGGTTTCTACACCAACTATCTCGTCGGTTATAGTACCATCCTGTTTAATAGTGAACTTTACAGTAATCATCGAGGAACGCTCGCTATTTTTTGCCCTGCCCACGGTATTTTTTTCGAGCAGCGTTTCGGGACGACGCAGAATATTTTGTATTCTGACCGTTACCCTGCCTAGTTTTCTTATTAATCTTTCTATCTATCATTATATAATCCTTGTTTTCTCATGTCCAACTCTAATTCTAGGATCACACCATATCTCAAACCCTGCTTCTAATGCATCTAAACAGAA